CTTGTAACCCTCGGAGTCTTGCCTGGATCGCATAGTTCTTCCAAGAGATTCTTGCTCTGTTTTAGAGCACGATATCTTTCATCTGGCATGGTCATGATGTTTCTCCTTATAGCAATCGGGGGTGGTTAGCCCCCGGTCACCACCCAATCTTACTTAGGCTGTCTTGAGCGGATCATCGCAAGGATGTCCTGAGCCTTGTCAGTTGAAGTTGCCTTAGGGACAACGACAGGCTCTACGTCAAAGGGAGGAGTATCATCTTCATCAATAATACGAGGTGCAACTGCGGGTGAGCCGGTTGCAATGGACTCATTTTGTTTCGCCGTAGTTGCACCAGCCGGGGCATCAAGTCCATAAGGACGATAGTATGCACCCCACTTGTCATTGTCATAAGGACGACCATCAACCGAAGCTTCAAACATCTCCTTGATGATACGAAGTTCAGCTTCACTTGGCTTCTTGGGCAAGAAGTCTGCGAGATTAAACAGACCATGTGCTTCAATAGCCGCTTGCTCCACTTCAGTCAGAGCCGATTCCTTACGGGCCCAGTTAGAAGTAGAATATTCAGCATAGCCGCCCTTAGAAGTCTTCTTAACGTTGAAGTCAAGACCACGCATGTAATCAGTTGGCAATTCTTCCAACTCAGGATCCATAAGTGAAGACTTAATAACAGTGAAGATTTGCGGAGAGATCACGAAGCGACGAATAGGATTCGCAGGAGTGGTGTCATCTCCGATAGGATTCTGACGAACGAATCCTTGGAAGATATAAGAACGCTTCTTCCAGTACTTGTTAGCCATATCCTTCAGCGTGTCATCCTTGTACCAAGGACGAACTTCTGCGAGAATCGGGCAGTTGTCGCCATACATCTCTACGCAGGGAACTTGAACAGTGATTTGCTTTGAATTGGAATCACCCTTAACACCGTTGAAGGGCAGCTTGATCATAGCCCGTTCTACCCAGAAGAATGTGTTCTTGGAGTCAGCGTCTGGAAGGAAGCGAATGGTTGCCGTAGCACCTTCGTCCATATTCCAGTGTGCATAGATTGCGTTATCAGATTGAGTGTTAGAACCGCGTGGTTGGTTCTTATTTTCGGTTGCCGCGATACGGGCCCGGATTTCTGCTAGACTAGCCATTTGTATTTCTCCTTTTTAAATGTGCCTATGTTGAGCTTTAAGTTAGTTTTATGTTTTGCTGTCAAGGAGACAACTAACACAATATGAACTATACTAGATAGTTCATCTTGTGTCAATGTATTTATACCGCAATTGGGTAAGTAATATTATTCTATTTTGCGTTAGAGACCAGAGAGTTTTCTGATATGGGCTAGTTCTGCGTCAATACTTTCATTGGCGCCAACCAGTTTACCGATGTTATTGTTCTTAACTTTTTCTGTAGGACCAAGTTGACCTACACGCTTTTGGTTAGCATCTAAGTCTTCTTCCACTTTCTTTTCCTGTTTACGCGAGACTTCTTTACGCAATGCTTCTTCTGAATCACGCGATTTGTCTCTTTTGTTTGCAGGACGATCATTATGATCTAACCAAGGATAACTAGATTCATCCAACTCATCTTCTGCTACGGCTTGTGCATCCATGCTGATGAAGTTTTCGTCAATTTCGTGTTCGGGTTCATTCTTTGCAGTACGAAGTTTTGATCCGCCGCCCTCAGCGTCTCTCTTATTGAGATCATGTTCCTTCTTACGAAGATATGAAGGAGTGTCAAGGTCCTTGCCCATCCAAGGTTCTAACTCTTCATCAATTTCATCATCATCTTTGCTATGATACACAGCATCTACTTTATCAGCCGCAGTAGCGATAAGTTGTTGTTGCCAAGGTTCTAAGCTTTTCGTATTGCCCATCTTCTTGACATTTTTTTCTAATTCACCAGAAGCGGCTGACATCTTGCGAAGATTATCCTGAGCCATGTCGTTTTCTTCTTCAGTATGCTCGTCATCAACTTCTTCAAGTTCTACATTGAAGAACCTACGCTTTTTAGAACGCTTCTTTTTTACTTTTGCTTTAGCTCTCTCTAACGGATTAGAAATACTAGTAAGATCATCAGAATTATCAGAAGCACTAGGAGCACTGTGCTTAGTAGCTTTCTGCGCAGGGGCGCCGCCTCTTTTTACTGACAGATTTTTATCTTTAGTTGATATACCCCAAGAACGTGCAGCCTGGGCAGCAGCTTCATCGCTACTGACGGCTCTAAAAGTCTTGTGACCATGATCCGGATGTGAAACCGTAAAATCGTCATGTTCTTTTGCTGCTTCAGGATTTTCAATCAATCCCTCATTGGCAATTGAATCTGCCCATTCAGCCAGCTCAGTAACTTCATTCATCTCATTTACCTTCTTGTGAAGACGAGAGAGGATAGGCATAACTGATTCAATGCGAGGGTCTAGGGTCTCTTGAACAAACAGTTCGTTGATAGCAGTGTTGTCTCCATCATCTTCCATGAGAGCAGGAGTCCAAGATTCAAAATAATTGTCGTACCCACGAAGACCTGTCATTTTGCTGAGTGTCTCGCGCAGGTTAGTGTAATGACTGATTCCTTCGTTGACCAATGATTGGGTTGACTCATTGAATTGACCATTACGGGTGGCGCGGACGAAACCTGCCATCTGATTGTATTCTTCTACAAGTGAAGTGATATGCTTGCCGCGCTCATCATATGGAGTACCACCTTCTGCGATGTGTCTAGCATAAACTCTTGCTATACCTGGGCGATTAGTAGGGAGCAGGAATCTCTCACCGTCTGTATTTTCAACAAAAATGCGAGCAACATTACGGAATCTCTGCTCACCTTCTTCAATGTTGCGATTGTGTTGAAGAACGATCTTTACATTTGGCACAGCGTCATTATAGCTTCTTGCTTTACCCATAGCGTGATAGCCTTCGCCAAGTTTCTCTTTCATCTTATAATGTTCCCTTTGTCGCATGTCATCACCCAGTCGGTCTTTGTTTTCTAGATCAAAGTCAAGTTGTCTTCTCATAGCCCACTTCTTGATATTCTTTAGCAGACCAGTCCAAGTGTCATCGTATTCTACGCCAGGGGTCACGTCATTGGGGCTATCTTCTTGTTCATTGTCATAGTACAGTGTAAGTTGTTGAGACTTGTCTATGCTTATCCAGACTTTACCGTACTCTTTTCCGTCTTTAGTGAAGACGAATTGAATAACGTCCGCTTCCTGCGGCGCATTTACTCGTTGATTTTTAGAATCAAGAGGTACTGGATGATATCCTCTAACTTTTAGAAGATCGTATAAATCTCGGTTAAAACTTGCGTTATCTGATGCCATAGTAATATTTATGCCAATCTAGCCAAAGACTGCAAAGAAGGGAAGCGGGGAAATGGTATCTTCGTGGTCACGTATGTGCGATTCTAGGTCTCCGTGATAGTCCGCGAGTTGTGTCATAATTCTTATTGATAATAATGAAGCCATCACAAGATCATCGGTATCGCCTACCTTAGCAGCATAGCTGCCGCCATGGGCAACAAATGATTTAAGTTCTGTTATCAATGCTCTGCTATTAACAGTCAATTTCTTTGATTCTAGTAGTGTTTTGAACTTGGCACACGCTGCTAACTTGGGTTTATTCGTAGTCGTGAAGCCTTTTCTCTTCTTTCCAGGTTCACTCATGAAGATACCTTGAATATTTGATTCACCGTACTCTGCTAATGAGACCAGTGAGGCTTCTCCGATGGAGTTATTCTCTACTGAGTAATAGATATTGTTAGGTTCGCCGGTGATCTCAGTGATATACTTAGTGATCTCCGCAAGTAACTTGATCTGGCTAGGAATATCAGTCTTGTTGTGTTTCCATTCGCCGATCTGTGTAGTCGTACTTGCTTCAAAAATCTGAATAGCAGCGGGGTCACCACCTGTCCCCAAAGAAGGATCAAGTGCTACTACGTATAGCTTTCCCTTTTCAGGACGTTGATACCAGCGAACTTGGCCCATCCGATGTGTTGGTTCAATGCCTTCAAGCATCAATAACGTGTTTGGATTAATCAGCGTCTCGTCCGCGATGATAAATTCGCAGCCGATTTCACGTTTAAAACGATCTTCTCCGAGTTGGGCTCGCATCTGATCTGCCCATGCTTGGTCACGATCAGGATGTTCATCCCAATAAGCACGATATGCTTTAAATCCGTTGGTACCTAACTCAGTGGTGTTGCCGAATTCATCTTCAGTTTTGTTGGACATCTTCCAGATTAGAGCGAACTGATCTTCATCGCTGTTTGGCGTTGACGTGATGATTGCCTTACCACCAGTTGCTAGTGTAGGAGTGATAGATGTCCAGAATTCAGTGGCGATTGATGGTCTAACGAAAGCGAACTCGTCAAGATATAGGAGCGTGATAGACATACCACGACCAGTGTTCTCAGTCGTAGTAGCAGATACGATACGCGAACCATTCTCAAAATCAATAGAACCCTTGTTGTAGGTAGTGACCCCAGCTTTGATGTGATCGGGACAGTTTTCATATGCGTAGCGAATACGCTGCATGATCTCTTGAGAACCTGTATATTTGTGTGCTGCGATTAAGATTGTTGAGTCAGGTATGAACATTGCATACCATAGTAGATAGCCAGCGGCAGAAGTTGATTTACCTGTCTGACGAGGCATCAGCGAGATAGAGAAACGATAGTTGTGGTAGGTGTCAATAAGACGCTTTTGGAAATCCCATGGATGATATTGAATAGCACCTCGGGTTGGGTGCTGAATCATAAAGAAGTTATCCATAAAATACAGATAACCAGTATCGGGATCACAGCACTTTACGAATTCATCAATCTGTTTTTGAGTTGAAAAGTTTGTTTTCTTATATGGGGTTTTTATTAGTGAGGGAGACCCGCTCATGACATGCTATCTATTAAGTTAACGGTCCACCGTTAGAAGGAACTGGATTGACGCCGCTTGTTCCTGTATTGCCATGTGGTGCACCCAGTTCTGTGACTGAGAATGCACCTGCAGATCCAGTCACGTTCAAGAATGATACTATATTTCCCTGTCCTACATAGATACTACGCTCAGTTCCGTTAGCAGGAATGATCTCACTGTTTGCAGTTGCTACTTGATAGGGAACACCGAAAGGATTAATGGTAAATCCAGCAGCAGATACTGCTACATTAGCATTTGCAGTGAGCGTCACACTAGTACTATTACCCACACTCTTCACTATTCCTACAGTCACTCCGGTCGCATTTCCGATCCAATATCCTACGCCGACCTGAGAAGAGAATGAAGTTCCGTTACCTGTAATAACTTTTGAAGAAGTAGCAGCAGTAACAGTTCCCGTACCGGTAACCTTAGGATAGCTCGCTACAAATTGAATAGCAGAGGTTGTTGTCGCAATTCTTACCTTATCAGTCGCTATATTAGCAGATGATTGTGCGGAAGAATTTGCAGTGTAAACATATGACGCCATGTTAGTTGAGTCCTTTATTATGTATTTATCATACATAACAAAAGACCGGGCCTTAGCCCGGTCTTTATTTTTACTTAATATCTAGTGGTCTAGCTTTTGTTGCAAGGATACAGAAATACTTTTCCTTAAATGTTGTTGCTTCTCCGCCTTCTTCCGCTGCAGGCATCTGTAGATCAAATGAGATGTCATTGAACTTGTCAATATTAAACCCAGCGCGATGAAGGAGTGCACCTAGTTGAGTGGCACCGAAAATGCTGTAGTGATTGGGGTTGAATTCATGTGGACGTTCGCAATCTGGAGCAGGAACTTCAATATAAATCTTTGCGCCTTGTTTTAGAATACGATTATATTCCATCAATGAGAAGATAGGATACGGAGAATGTTCAAGAGCATGACGAAGGAAGATGAAGTCTACTGATTCGTCATAGTATCCGTCTTTCTGCGGAAGGAAAGATATATCATACTGCTTGATCCTATGACCCCTTTGCTCGCAGATATCAATATCTTCCGGACTCAGTGTTATTCCGGTAACATTAGTGTATCCACGTACCTTCATGTTATCTAGAAAGTATCCAGGGCCACAGCCTAGATCAAGGATGTGTGCATCTTTAGGAAGTTCAAGGGGGTCAACATATGTTTCTACCACCTGCTTAGTCAATTGATCGTGAAATTGACTAGGTCCTTCAGAGTGGATGTGTTCTGTGTAAAGCCATTCATTATAAAAACGAATCTTAATCAAGTCTAACGTCTCTTTAATGTCTACTACTGTTGTCATTTATTTGTCTTCTTTCTTTTTAAATTTACAGTTATCAAAGTGCCATCTTTTCATTATTCCTTCTCCGCCGACAACATTGCAGTGCAGACAAGATACTTTGATTTTAGGTTTTTTGTTTGATATACTATTCTTCATTTTCCACTCATCTGATTGAGTTTTGCCAAAGTTTGGATTTTTCTCACCAGTTCGGGCACGATTGTTATCACTAAGATCAGGTCTAGGTATGCCTCTCTTTTTTGCTGCTCGCTTTTCTACATGTTCAGCAGATTGGGGGCCATACGAATTCCGAGGGCCTCGCATTTTTTCTATGGTTTGAGGTGTATGAGGGATACCAGTTCTAGCCGGTGACCTATCGTTGTTGTGTTGATTGAAACTATTAATATCGTGCTTTGCGTTAGAATCTTGTAGAAGTTTCGTTTCTAAATCTCTCATTTCAACAGGATCACCCGTTGAAATTATTTCACGCTTCCATTCCTGAGGATTTGCAAGAATAAGTGGTTTTACGATCTTACTAGAGCAACAGTATCCGTCATCTGGATACGAACCTACTTTGGTCCTAGAACCAATATACCATTTACCAGTAGGGGTATGAATCCATCTGTATACATATGCCGCTGTTTTCATAAAAATATTTATATGATTTACGTCAGTGTATTATTTTTTCTTGTAGCCTTTGAATGCATTTATCGGGCTTACTTTTTGTGTGTTAGACAACTCTGTGCTACGATTGTCACTCAACCTATTGATCCTGCCAGCGCCCACTGACTGCGCTGCTTTGTTAACAATCTCTAGCTCAACATCTGTGTAGCAAGATAGCAACGGGTCACCTGCCATTGGCCCAATTGGCGGAGTAGGGTAATCAGGAGCCCCTGCCATCGCGATGCCAAATCTCCATTGGAGATATGGATTACCAGTGGCTGTGTTCTGGCTGATATCAGGCATGCTGATAGCATTTTTTATGGCGTCCATGTGACTAGGTGGAAACTTATCACCATCAGCTAGACCGGTCGCCTCAGTTAAAAATTCAAATGCTCTCATGTCAGATTCCTTATAGAGTATTTATCAGGTACTGTGTTTCATGCCAGAAGAACCAAAAGGTGGATCACCTTTGGTATCTTGCCACAATGCTCTATTACTTAAAATCTCTACCCAGCAGTTTCTATTTGGTTTATTGAGATTCCAGAAGTCAAACTCAATATGACTTGATATTGGACGACAATACAATGTTCTCTCGCTAGGAATAATCATCTCTTGGGCAGTCGTCCGCATCTTCTTGCGTTCTGTGCTTGTACGCATGATATTAAGTTGCGGATTATCAAGGTAGACCTGACACATGCCATCTACCATTTCCATCGGATCTTGTGCTTTTTCTACAACATTCTGTGCTTGTATTCGTCTAGCTTCGCTACTGATACGGCTAAGAGTCTGTGCCTCATCCTCTGGGTTGCGTTGATATCCTGCCCAATTTAACCATACGCCATGATTGGTTCTAGCGACGACTTGATCTTTTTTTATCTTCTTACAGACATGATGATATACACCATCTTTCTTGCAACCTTCTAGTAAAAATAGATTATCCCTATCGTAGATGATGCTATTTCCAGTCAATTCATTATGTATCGCTCTTTTAACAGCGAGCATCGCAGTGTCTTCCTTCAAGGCGTCTGATATCTTGATGCCATCAGGACTCTTCTTTTTTGAGTTTTTTGTTGACAGTTCTTTCTCATCATCTTGAACCATGAGACTTGCACTTAGGATAGATACTCCGTGACTATTAAGTCCTTCTTTATAACCAGTGACCTTATCTTCAAACAGTAATCTTTCTAAACCATCATGTTCAATTGCCTTGAAGGTGATCTCCGGAGTATAGTTACGATCTCGGTTCTTTACGCCGACCCACCCTTGTTTCTCAAAATATTTGGCAATGATTACGCACATACTACTTCCTATACCCTTTGAATGCATTTATAGGACTTCTTTTTTCTACGTTTGGCATTTCTTGACTCCCCATAGTAGCAATCTGAATAGCATCGCTGGGAGGGAAACCCATTGATGTTAGCGCATCGCGTATGTATTCTGCGGTTTCTGGATCATAGCTCACTACAATCTCGTTCTCACCAAAAATATTGTCTGGTTTATACTCAGGTACGCCGGCTTCTCGGCGTGCTTTGGCACCTTTGGCGCCGGCAATCGCGACGCCGAAACGATATTGTAGATATGGGTCTTGGTTAGGTAGAGACGGAATCTTCCATGCACCGGGCAATGCCAGTGCGATCTCTTGTTGCAAACTATTAGGTTGCCCTAGGGCAACCTCAGTGATGAACTCTCTTGCTCTCATTGTTATTGCTCTGTGGTGATGTTGTTATTGTTTTCAGTAGCCATAACTGAATTCACATATCCATCCAACGCGATATTCAATCTGGGCGGATTTAGTCCTATCCACATAACTTGTGAACCAATGAAATGTATAAGAGTTTGGCCTACTAACGGATTAGCTCGTACTTGAACATTACCGTTAGCTACTACCATGTCAAAGTTTGACAGGCATGCTCCAAAAAAAGTAAAACCAGTAGCTGTAAATGACACATCAACAAGGTCAGTGCTTAACTGAGAAAGAAGAGATATAGCCTGGCTATTGGCGCCCGCCGTTTCAGCAGTTTGAATGTAAAACACTCCTTGAGTGAAGGTATTCACAGGAGTTTCAAAAATTACTTGTCCCGGCGAAATACCGTCACTATATGAAGTACTAGTATTAACAAAAGTAGAAAACAGATTTGAAAAGTTGTTATTTACTTTACTAAATGCTGTACGTAATGGATCGCCTACACCATCGTTAGGTTGTGTACCAATATTGATAATTTGTTGAGTAGCTGACATATAACACTCTTCCGTTGATACAGTATTTATCAAACGGGATACCAATTAAGAACTACTTCTTGATTGAAGAATTGTATATAGATTTCTGTGTAGCGTACCAATCTCGCCATGCCTGGTTCTTTTGTCTACACACATGATACTTCGTATAGTTTTCAGCGACTACTGTCATAAGATCACTTAGTTTGGGGTCGGGCTGAAGTGTGTTGAGATTCTCGCATCCTTGCAATAGTACTTCTGGTGGAGTTGGGAAGGGTGCAGCTATCGGAACTACATGGGCACATCCGCTCAACAACAATGCACTTAGGATAAGAATCTTTCTCATTTTGCGGGCACCGGAGTTAATGTAGCAGCAGCGTTGTGGATATCAACAATCTCTTTTGGTATCACGCAGGTAGTGTCATACTTGATGACATCGGGACCTTGAATGTATTTGATGATGGTATCACCTTTGTCGTGTATAACTTGAATATCATGTTTGACCACCGTCTCTGTTTTAGCACTAGCATCTTTGGCATCTGCTTTAGCTTGCGCTAATTGTATTTCTAGTTGTGCTATTTGGAGGTCTACTTTTTGCTTATAAGTATTACTACCTTCTAACCAAAATCCATATGCTGCTGCAACCATTCCAACTAGTTGAACAGGTATCTTGTATGTACCAACTCCAGGAATCACCGATATAATAAAAGATAATAGCAGTACTACTATTCCCGAGGTTAACATGAGGTGTGCAAACAAAACGTTCATGTTATTATTTATCAAAGAAACGGTTTACCCTGTCTGCAATATATTCTACTTCACCGTCTGTCAATTCAGGATAGATAGGCAGGCTCAACACACCCCTAGACAACATGCTGCTTACGCTCACAAAATCAGGCTTAACCAGATTCTTTGCTACTGGTAACTCGCTCAGGGGCTGCTCGTAGTGTATTTTAGTTTCTATGCCTAGATTAGTCATTTCGTGCTGTAACTTCTTCTGTTGATCAGTGTATATCACGAATTTTTGATCTGCATGTCTCTCAAAACCGTCGCTCAAGCATCGTACTGGTATGTCTTTGAACGCTTCTATATAATACAATCTGATCTGCTTGCGTCGTTCTTGCCATTGATCTATGTATTTGGTTCGTACTAACAAGTGAGCGCAATCAATCTCACTCATCTTGCTATTGGTACCTGTAGTTAGGAAATTCTTGCCTTTACCGTTATTTTTGTAGTTTTCTATGAAGTCATGTATGTACGAATTGTTTGTTACGACAGCCCCGCCGTTTCCAGATGATGGTAGGTTCTTAGTGGGGTCAAAACTAATAGCCATAGCGTCACCTATATGGCCATCTGCAACTAGCCAATGCTGGGCCCCGTCAACTATTGTTCCTCGCCCTCTGAAGGGAAGAGGAGCTAGAGGACCTCGGGGAGCTTGAGCACCGTATAGTCCTACATAACATCTGTTTGCATCCCGACCGTATGTATTGTCTGGCAACAATCCATTTTTATCAGTATCTACTAACTCTATTTCCCAACCAGTATTCAAAAAAGCATTAAGCGTTGCAGGATATGTTAGATTAGGAAGTATAATCAGTTTATTAGTATTACGTTGAGCTTCAAGCACACTCTTCGCGATGAACTCAAGTGCTTGTGTCCCACTGTGCACTAAGGTTGCATACCTGCTGCCTGTTCTTTTACAAAGCCATGCTTCAAACTCTCGGGTGAAAGGACCTTCAAGGAATTGGCCTTCTTTCATGGCCTCATAGGTAGCATCTAACAACTCAGACTTAAGGTTCTCAGTCTGTCTCTTAAGACCGAAATGAGTTATTTTTGAGATAAGCATAATATCTTTGGAGGCCTTCTTCTAGGTCAATCTTTGGTTCAAATCCGAAATCTGTACGAGCAGCATCTATATTTAATGCGCCCCTCTGAGGGAAGTTTTTGTCGCGATCCTTTACCTCAATGAGGCCCTTGCCCTTGCCTGCTATGCTTACAGCTAATTCAGCAGCCTCTAGTAGGCTCCGGCTTTGCCCACGAGTGATATTGTATGTCTTTCCGGCAGTAGCATCGCTCAGTGACGCTCCTACGATGCCTGTGGCTAC